TTTTTCTTTTTTCTTGTTGTTGTTTTTGTTCTTCTGGAATAAAACCAGACATAAACGATTCAGCCACGGACTCAATCAGATAAGGTATTAATTGAATGATAACCTAGAAATATGAATTTAGGCTATAAAAAGGGGGTAATAATTGAAAAATTTGTTATTTTTTAGTGTATGCCTGTAAAAAACGCACCAGAAATAAGCTTAAGATACGCCCAGGGTGAAGTTTTTAACTGTGATAAACGATTTCGTGTCCTTGTAGCTGGTCGAAGATTCGGAAAATCATATCTTTCCTGTATTGAATTAATTCGTGGAGCGATAAATCGACCAGGGGAGACATATTTTTACTGTGCACCGACATATCGCATGGCAAAAGACATTGCATGGAAAGAATTGAAAAGATTAGTGCCTAAAATCTGGATAAAAAGCAAAAATGAGACAGATTTACGGATTGAATTGATTAATGGATCGACAATCGAGCTAAAAGGAACAGAAAATGCGATGGCGTTAAGAGGAAGAAGTCTTTCGGGGGTGGTGTTAGATGAAGCAGCGTTTATGGATCAAGATGTATGGGCGGAAGTGATCAGACCAGCTTTAGCAGATAAGCAGGGGTGGGCTTTGTTTATTAGTACACCTGATGGAACTGCCAGTTGGTTTTATGATATGTGGTGTTATTGCGGGGAAACTGAAAGAGATGATTGGCAAAGATGGAGTTTTACTACGATTGAAGGGGGTAATGTAAAAGAAGAAGAAGTTGAAGCAGCTAGAGGTCAATTAGATGCGAGAACGTTTAGACAGGAGTTTGAAGCAAGTTTTGAGAATCTTACTGGATTAGTTGCTGTTAGTTTTAATGATGAAAATATTGACAAGGAAGTACAAGATTTACATATGATGCCTTTGTTAATCGGGTTAGATTTTAACGTAGATCCGATGGCAGGAATCTGTGCAGTAAAGCATAATGATTGCCTTTATGTGTTTGATGAGATTATGTTGACGGGTGGAGCAACAACCTGGGATTTTGCGGAGGAGGTTGTAAGGCGATATGGAGTAGATCGAAGAGTAATTGCTTGTCCTGACCCAACGGGTAGTGCAAGAAAAACAAGTGGAGTTGGTGTTACTGACCATACAATTTTAAGAAGGAATGGATTTACTGTTATGAGTCCTAAATCGCCTTGGAAAATTAGAGATAAGATTACTGCTGTTAATACTGCTTTATATGATGCAAACGGAGATCGAAGAACTTTAATACATCCCAGGTGTAAAGAATTGATAAAATCGCTTAGAACTTTGACTTATGCTCCAAATACAGGTATGCCAAATAAAAATCTAGGAGTTGACCATGCTTTTGATGCTTTTGGTTATCTGTGTTTACAACAGTTTAACCTTGCCAAACCAGAGACATTAGGCCAAACTTCGTTTAGAATATATTAAGAACTACCTAATTCTTATCATGTATCATTCTACAACTAAGAAAAAGAAGAAGAAAAAGAAGGGAGGTAAAAAACGTGGCGAATGTTCCTGTAAATAAAGCGTTATACTCTAGGGTAAAGTCAGAAGCTAAACGCAAATTTGCTGTTTATCCTTCTGCTTACGCTAACGCATGGCTTGTACGAGAGTACAAAAAGCGTGGTGGTACTTATCGTTCAGGTACTAAAAAACGTGGCAAGAAGTAGTGGTGGTCTAACCCGTTGGTTTAAAGAAAAATGGGTAGATGTAAAAACTGGCAAACCCTGTGGTCGTTCCAAAGGTGAAAAACGAGGCTACCCAGCTTGCAGACCCAGTAAACGTGTATCAAGTAAGACACCTAAGACTGCTGGAGAAATGTCAGCAAGTGAAAAAGCAAGGTTTAAACGTGAAAAAACAGGCAGTAAGAAGATAACATATCAGCATAAGCGTAAAAAACGCACTAAAAGGAGTTAAAAATGGCTAAATCTCATGCTATGGCAAGATGTCAAGGCTATATTTCTTCTATCCGTAAAGGAAAAAAGAAGAAAACTTCTAAAAAAACTACCAAAAGGAGTAAAAAATGACTGAAATCACTTCAGAAATGCTTGATGTTATAGAAAAAGTAAAAGGAAAACGAAATCCCGAACTTTGGGATACCAGATGTAAACAATATTTAGAAAATAATTCACCAAGTACTGTAAAAAAGTCAACAACAAGTTAAACTAACTATAAATACTCTTTTTTCTTAATAAAATGGCATTTGTTCGTGGAGAAGAAGGTTCCGTTAAGTTTAAAAACGCAACAGGAACTACAGCAGCAGTAGCTTCTACTACTGGTTGGTCACTTGATTTAACTAAAGATACTCTTGAATGTACTGCTCATGGTGATACATCAAGAAAGTATGTAGGTTCACTTCGTAGTGGTACAGGATCAGTTGATTTGCTTTATACAGCAACATCTGGAGATGAGACTCAGGAATTTATTAAAGATATTCTTACAACAGAAGATCCTGGTGATGCACAGTTTGAATTATTTTTAGATACATCAGGTACTAAAAAACTTGCATTTAATGGGATTGTTACTGGCACTACATTTACAGCAGCTATTGGAGACATAGAGACAGTATCAGTAAGTTTTGTAATTAATGGAGCATTAACATCTGACGGATATTAATACCAAAAATGTTAACCCAAAGACAAAAAGATGCTTTAGCCAGGCATAAGAAAAAAGGTACTCATACCAAAAAGCACATGGAAGAAATGAAAAAATTAATGTTAAAGGGTAAAACCTTTACAGAAGCTCATAATCTGACCATGAAAAAGGTAGGCAAATAATGACTAAACGTAAAGGAGTTAGTTTATCTGTAGGAAGAGGCGAAAAGTCTAAGAAGGGAGGACTGACTGCTAAAGGTAGAGCTAAATATAATCGTGCTACAGGTAGTAATTTAAAAGCACCTGTTACAGAAAAAAGTCCGACAGGAAAAAGAGCAGCTAGACGAAAATCATTTTGTGCCAGAATGAAAGGAGTAAAAGGCCCAATGAAAGATAGTAAAGGCCGACCAACTAGAAAAGCGTTAGCATTAAGAAGATGGAGGTGCTGAAATGACTTATGCTGTTCCTGGACCAATACGAACCAACATTATTTCATCTACTTCTGTAGGTGGATCTGATAGTCCTTTTACTAGAACGAGGGCTGTTTTAGATATGATGAAAGGCTGGGAAATAATGAAAGCTGTTAGTGAAGGCACAGATTATTTAAGAACAAATAGTGAAGCATTTTTACCATTAGAACCAAGAGAAGATTACGAAGCCTACCTTGCAAGAGTAAACAGAGCAGTATTCAGTCCATTTACTCAAAGACTAATAAGAGCAGCAGCAGGACTTGTACTTCGTAAACCAATAACACTGACAGGCGATCCCTACTGGACAGAAATGTTCAAAATGGATGTTGACGGCTGTAAATCGGATTTAGATGAATACGCAAGAAGAATATTAATGTGTTCTCTTACTTATGGTCAAAGTCATATTCTTGTAGATTATCCTGCTCCATCAGGTGCTTTAACACTTGCAGAAGAACGTCAGCAGAATCGCAGACCATATTGGATAGAAGTAGATCCTTTAAATCTTTATGGTTGGAGATTAGATAGAGAGTCTAACTATGGAAATTTAGTACAAGTAAGAATAGCAGAGAAAGCTGTATTACCTAGTGGTCAATTTGGAGAAAAGGTATTCGACCAAATAAGAGTTATAGAACCAGGTAGCTACAGAGTATTTCGTAAAAAAGAACAAATAGAAGAAATGTATGATGTTGCTGATGGAAGCACTACTGGTGATTTTGAAGTGGGTTCATCAGATAAAGATTATAGACAAGTAGAATCAGGTAGTTTTTCTCTTGGTGAAATACCTTTAGTAACAATTTATTCTGGTAAAACAGATAATTTAGTAAGCAAACCACCTTTACTTGATATTGCGTACTTAAATCTTGCACATTTTCAAAGACAAGCTGATTTAATACATAGTTTGCACGTTGCATCTCAACCATTATTGGTTATGGAGGGTTATGACGATCAGACAAAAGACCTTGCTATATCTGTAAATTATGCAATGGCTACTCAACCTGGCAACAAAATATACTATGTTGAGCCAGCTTCCAGTGCTTTTGATGCACAATCCGCAGAAATAAAAGAATTACAAATGCAAATGGCAACATTAGGGATCAGTACACTATCACAACAGAAATTTGTAGCAGAATCTGCTGACGCAAGAAGATTAGATAGAGTTGATACTAACTCTATGCTTGCAATGGTATCTATGGAACTAGAGCAAAAGCTACAAAAAGCATTTAATTTATCCGCCGAATATGTAGGAATTGAACCACCAGAAGTCAAAATTAGTAGAGACTTTGATATTGAAAGATTAATTGGTCAAGATATTACAGCATTAACATCATTATTCGATCAACAAGTCATTGATAGAGAAGAATTTAGAGACATTTTGGTACAAGGTGAAGTTTTACCTACAGCAAATGAGGTCAAACCCGAATAGTTTGCTACAATAGTAGATAAGTATAATCATTTTCATGTCTAAATCTTTAGATCGGGTGCTCCAACCTGATGGTTCTTATAAATGGCAGGAAACAGAACTCATACATTCAAGTAAAGTAGTTGAACCTGTAGTTGAGCCAGAACCCGAAGAAGTAGTTATTACTGAAGAACCAGTAGTAGAAAAAAGCAATGATTTTGAAAGTATGACAAAATCTGAGCTTGAAACCTTTGGTCGTACTATTGGTATTGAACTAGATAGACGGCATAGTAAAAAAGTTCTAATAAAAGAACTTGAAGAAAAACTTAATCCATCAACTTAATAACAAATGGCAATCGAAGAAAAAGTAATTCAGCCTGATTCCGTGAATCCTTCTGAACAGCCTGTGGCTGACACTCCTTCACAACCACAAGCACCCGATCTCAGTTCTGTAAAAGCAGAATACGAAGCAAAATTAGCTGCTGCTCGTAAAGAAGCTGCTGAAGCAGAAGAAAAATTCAAGGGCATTAAAGGTAAACTTGATGATGTCTATAAACAAAAAGAAGAAAAACGAACCAAAGATTTAGAAGAACAAGGACAATGGAAAACATTGTGGGAAGAAGCTAATAAAACAGCTCAAGAAAAGGAACAACAGATAATGACTTTATCTCAACAGTTAGAGGAGATGAAAACTTCTAATGAAGTAGCCTCTACTAAAACAACAGCATTAGCAGCTATTAGTAATCTTGGAGCGATAAATGCAGAACAAACTTTGTCATTGTTACAAGGAAAGTTACAAAAAAATGCTGAAGGTAAAGTTGTTGTGCTTAATGGTGGGGTTGAACAGGATTTAGGTACTTATCTCACAAGTCTCAAAAACCCTGGTAGTGGTTGGGAACATCATTTCAAGCCTAGTTCTGCTGCTGGAATGGGAGCAAAACCAAGTCCTGTAGCAAACGCTGGTGGAGGCCAAGTAAATCCCTGGAAAACGGGCAACCTCACACAACAAATGCTATTATCAGAACAAGACCCACAGCTTGCAGCAGTGCTCAAGCAAGAGGCTCAAAAATAGTTAGTTTCTGTGAAACTAATCCCCTTATCCGTGATTAGGGTATCGCAAAAGTAACAAGGTAATCTGAATGGCTGCTCCGTTTCAGAATTATTCTGGCGGTGTCCTACTAGCGGACATCGTTAAGAGAAATAATCTCAGCACATACGTTTCCGAAGCAATCAAAGAGCGTAGTGCATTTATCAGGTCTGGTGCTGTTGTAAGAAACTCACTTCTTGACGCAACAGAAGGTGGAACAAGAATCCAAGTTCCAGAATTTAACCCAATCGCTCCAACTGAAGAAATTTTAGATGGTACAGCAACATGGGGTACAAGTAACGCTGGTTATTTGACACCACAGAAGATTGGTACAGGAACACA